AATCGAGGTGAAAGTTCCTGCTGTAAGCGAGGCACCTGCGAGCGTGTATGTTCGTGTTTGTAGTCCTGACATGTTTATTTTTTCTCCTTACTTATATTTTGAAGTAAAGTTTATTTCCTCCCAATTTTACGGATGGGAACCATTTTCTTGCCAATCCTCCAGCAGTTGCTAGTACTATCGAAGTTGATAATACTTTTTTGCCTGCATCGGACATTGCAAGATTAATTGCATTTTTAGATAATTGAGTAAAAGAAGAGCTGAGGTCTCCTTTCATTGCTTGCGCAATAACTCCGCTTTTGCCGCTTGCGGTTGCTGAGTTAAGGTATTGGGCTACGCTTAGACCTGCGGCCATTCCCGTTACTGACGGATGGGGCATTGCAGGACGTCTGCGATATGTTTTTCTTCGGGCCATAGTTTTCCTTGGATTTGAACGCCTGGGGGAAGATCTCTTAGTTCTCGTGACAGAGCCTCGGCGGGCTAAAGAAGCGCGATAAGATTTCTCGGAAATCATTTTTCCATCGCGGAAATACATTTTCCGACCCTTGGCGCCCTTTCGAGTGTAGAGACCTTTTCCCTTAGGCATTGCTCTACCCAAATATGGGTAGCTACTTAAATGTGGGGGGTCGAAGCCCAAATAAAGAGATCTAAAGCTCTGAGAAACACGAAACATCCAGAGGAACAGCTCTAAAAAGCAGAAAATAAGCAGAAATAAGCAGAAAAAAGCAGAAAGAAAGCAGAAAAAAGCATTTCTTTTATTATTATATTAATTATTTAGTTAATTATTATTATTATTATTATATGACGCCTTATTTTTTTGTGTCAAAAACCGTGTAGTTCTTATAATACTTTTAATAATATTTATTATCGAAAGTAAAAACAAGCTTGGGGACTGGTTCTATATTTTCTGAAAAGGTAATTAATTAACTAAACAATTATTATATAGCACACGCTGTTGGGTAAATATGACAGAAATACGAAAACAGGTAGGCCGACCTGAAAAAACGGATAGCGATGGAAACAAAATTGTAACTAAAGTCATTAATGTTAATGCACCAGTTAAGTTCATAGAGTTTCTAAAAGACAACGGGATCAATAGGTCCGAATTATTTACTAAAGTTGCAGCATCATTTTATCATAAGGAAATATGTAATGTATGCTATAGTAAATTACACGATACTAAAATTGGAAAAGAGTGTGAAGAGTGCGCACATCAATATTACCAAAAGACCGGAGATATCAAAACTTTCTGGAAGCAATTTTATGCATGTCCAGAATGTCAGGAACCTTATAGTCATGAAAATACTTTTGCGCTAACTAAACAGGGTCTACAGGGCTGTACTGAATGCCAAGAAACTAAACAAGAAAGATTAGATATTAACGAGTTTGCACCTTCGGAGAAAAACGATGCATTGTAATACATGTGGTTGTGTTAATACAAAATATTTAAAGTGCATGTGTGATGAATGTGATTGTGATGGTTGTACATTAAAGCGGTTGGTGATTGAATGAGTTATAAGAAGAAAACAATTAAAGACCTTTGTGATGAAATATTCGCTTTAAACTATGACGTACCTAAATGTCCTAAACACAAAACATTCTGCGAAATAGCCATTTCAAGCGGACGCGGAAGAACAGGTACAAAGAATTACGGTTTCTATTGTAATAAATGCCAGGACGAATGGGTCAGAGAAATGGAGAAAGCGAATAATGTGGTTTAGATGTTGGCGTTGTGGAACTTGGGGTTTGAAGATTCGTCACGTGTGCGGTCCATGTTGGGAAGATGAGAGAAGAGAGGTTTACGAATTAGCCAGGGCAAAAGAATAATTTGTAAACGCTGTCTTGAACTAATATCTTATGGATCAATAGCTATAGACAAACAACACTGTAGACATTGTTTTAAGGCAATTACTTAAATCCAAAACTATTGGCTTCCTTTACAACAGTCTTAACCTTGTCAGACCCTTCGGCCGCTTTGTTAATAACGGGAATTAACTTTGAAGCGGCCGCCTGGATATACCAGGGTTGATCCTTTAATTCTTCAGCCATACTATGCATCAAAGACAATTGAGAACCTTCCTCCGAACCTTTCAGTTCTTTCGCAGCTGCTCCCATTGCTCCACCCCAAAACTTTTGCAGACTCTGGCGCGCTTGCGGAAGCATAAATTCCTCGAAGTCATGTAACGTTTGTTCTCTAATGCTTTTAACAATAACTTCTAACCCTTCATTAAGTGCGGCATCTGATTCACTACTCAATAACCAGGTCTCAATCCTTTTCTGAGTCTTTAGCGGTATCCAATAAGTATAGATAACTAAGTAAAGACAAAAGCTCAATGCCCATACTAGTGCGAACTCGATGTTGGTCATTTAAACCATTTCCTTGGGTCCCATTCCGTTTCTTCAGCCTGTTTAACTGTAGGAGCTACAAAGTCTACTATTTGGTCAAAGAAAGTACCTAGTTCCTCTTGCACTTCTTCTTTACTAGGAATCTCTGGAAAGGTTATACCTGAAACAATTTGTCCGCTTCTTATCATATTATAAAATTCTATTGTATCTTCACTTTTATCAATCATTGCCCCCAGGGTAACACCTGGAGGAAGGTTTAGATCTAGGGTGGGAACTAGTTCCGATAAAGCTATGACTGTATTTAATCTATTGACTTGTGTAAAGCGTCTACTAAGTAATAACCAAATACCAGTTATAACCAGGGGATTTGTAGCAATGGCAGGAACTAACCCGATAAAGATTCGATTCCATTCAATATCCTTCGCTAGTTTAGAATAACTAAACTTCTCAGGCATTAGACAACTATGCCAGTTAGATGACAAGCGTGGGTGTTTCCACTACTTGAATCAGCGTAAAGTATTACCTTTACCTCGGTATATGGTGGGATTATTAGATCTATTGAATTAACCCCTCCAATATCATTAACATCAACAAAAACGGAAGTTATGTCCGTACCATTCATACTAACCAGGGCATTTCCTCTCTGACCTGCCGCGGGATTTGTTTTTGCAATTACTCCAGTATAATGTAGAGTCGCATAGGTTGATTTACTGCCCGTCTGAAAATCTAAAGCAGTAGTACCACCTGTTATAGCATCAACAAAACCACTATATGCATAAATGTGGTTATTCTCTAACCCCGTATATTCCAGCGCTTCGGCCGGTCCTGTAAAGCTTCCGCCTACTGGATTCCCCGCACCGCCTACACCACCGCCTAAAAGAGCCATTAAGCTCCTTAGGCGCTGTAGGTTATACTTACTGCAACGTCTACGGTTTCAGCTGTTGTACAGCTTACTGAGAAGTCTATCTGGTTACCTGCGATAATGTCGAAAATTCCGTTGGAGTTTTCAATTACAACGGGCATTCCGTTGTTACCATCTAGCGGACCAGCCGCTTGATTACTCCAGGAAGGTCCTGCAAATATCTGTTGTACTGAAACACCATCTCCAGCGAATTTGAAGACGGAAACTCCGTCAGTTGCTGAAGTGTGGTCTGGTGAACAGCTCAAAGAGATCCTGACGACCTTTTGCATAGATTCTGGGTTTGTGGTTGATTGCGAACTTCCGAGAAGTTGGCTAATCGAGGTGAAAGTTCCTGCTGTAAGCGAGGCACCTGCGAGCGTGTATGTTCGTGTTTGTAGTCCTGACATGTTTATTTTTTCTCCTTACTTATATTTTGAAGTAAAGTTTATTTCCTCCCAATTTTACGGATGGGAACCATT